CATTTCAAGTGAATAATAACGGAAATGTTGATTAGCTAATGCACCATAGGCACTATTCAACAAAATCTTTTTAGACATTTGGATGTTATTACATCTTGATATGTTATTAACGACTGTTTGTTTATTTGTATAGTTACCATCCTCCAATTTCTGTTGCTCCTGCAACATTTTTTTCTTAAACTCTACTCGTTCATTATACATATCTTCCATTAACTTTGGAAGAAATCCCTTTTTCTTTAAAGTAAAATGCTGACCATTTGGTGTAAGTGTAATATCTTTTTGTTTAAGATAATCTGTATCAAGTTTCTGTTCTAATAATCCTGTCACTCCAATATTTTTAGAATCAGCACACACAACTCCATCATATAAAGTTTCGGGACTTATATTATACTGTTGAATCAAATGTGGATATAGAGAATTGAGATCAAAGCTTACCACCCATTTATGTAATCCTGTTTGTGGTTCTTTGACATAAGCTCCAATAATATCTTTACGTTCAACTTGTTCTGCTGGTCGTGGAATAATAATGTTCTTTTTCTTTAAGAAATTATAGATAATGGCATCCCAAGTTCTCACGGGAGAAAATACATCTTCAAAGTTAATCTTGGATTCATATGCCAGAGTGATAACCAACTCCAACAACTTCATCTTCTCCTCAAGCTTCTCTACAATCTCAACATCACGAATATTATACTCAATAAACTTCTGGTAATTTGTTTTATACAAATCATATCCCTGTACATCTTCAACTTCAACCTTTTTCAATCCAAGCTCTACTGAACCAATGTAATCTAAACGATATGATTCTCTAACTTTGTATGTGAACTTCTTATACAAGTCAATATAATCTAATGTAGAAATACCAAATATAGTATAGAACTGATTTTCTCTACCAGCTATCACAACATTTCTATCATTCAAAATACCAACAGGAGATAGTCTTGATGGTTTCTTGCCAAGATAATTAATACGATTAACTAGATAGGGAATATCAAAGAACTTACAATTCCAACCCGTAACAATATGTGGATAATTAGTTTCCCACCATTGAAGAAATCTCTCTAACAAATCATCTTCATCATCACATTCATTATAGAAAATTTTCTTTGTCTGATCGTGTGGAATATAACCACCTGTTCCCCAAACGTGATATTCATTTGCTGAACTATTATGAACTGTGATTGCTGTAACATCAGATGCAGCTGATTGGATATTTGGAAATCCATCTTCAGCTGATACCTCAATATCTATTGTATAGATTCTAATCTTGTTCATGTTCCATTGGAACTTGGTTGAATACTTCTCAGAAAGATATTGAATTATATAATTAGGATTACCATATATAGGATACTCCGCAACTCCTTTATATTGTTTTATATGATCTCTACACGATGCTATATCATCAAACTGAAGACTGGCTAGTTGCTGGCCATCTAAGGTTTTATAATTACATTTATCCGAAGGGGCTGGTACAAATATGGTGGGTTGAAAATTCTCTGCGTATGAATGTTCTTCATTACCAGAGAACTCTCGTACATATATCTTGTTGCGTATCATTCCAATATAGGTGTAAAACTTCATAATATAATTATCTCACAAAAAGGGTAAACAAACAAGGAATTACTTAGTGTACTAATCCACTTTCCTCTGGCATTATAAGTCCCGAACCAAAAACCCTATTATATTCATTTTGTAATTTTGAGTCAGGTGTCAATACTACCATAATGTGTTCTTCTTTTAAAAATACTTCATCTTCCTCAGCTAACGGGACCCATGGTTGAAAACCAACTTTGTCTTTTGACATAGGAACCATTACAACAGGATTAGTAATAGAATTTTTTTCTTGATCCCACTCACCAATTAATTCTTCGGTTGTGGTTAATTTTATTAATTTAATATTCATAACATCTCCTTGGAGCTGATGGTAGGGATTGCACCCACGACCTGTTCATTACAAGTGAACTGCTCTACTACTGAGCTACACCAGCATTATTCAAATACGTTTGGATCAATCTCTGTAGCACCACGAGCTTCGTGATCTGTTGCAGATTTAATTCCGACATTCCCAATACTATACTTTGCTTGCAAGTCCCACTCATTTTTCTCACCAAAAGGGAGAATCTTTAACTGTCGTATTGGAACAGTTGGTTGTGCTTTTTCGGGGATAACAAGACTTACCAATTCCCACTCATGCAAAAGATTTGCAATTGTGTTTCTTCGTTCAATATCATTCTCGGAAAGGTTTGTTGGCTTACCGTCAAGTGCAAACAATTCTTTGAAATGAACTATGTAATATTTACCTTGTTTGTGTAATATGTGGCATGATTGAAATAACTTCTTTTCTTTTCTTGATGCTATTCCAATTCTTGTGAGGGTTTCTTTAACTTTGAGGAAGTCATCATCTTCTTTCAACGTCACTTCAACCATATCATCTATTGTCCATTTAGCAACATCTTCCATTGTAACATCTCCTATTTTCAATTCAATAAAAACTCATTGTATAATATTTATACTATGGAGATTTTCCACCTTTATTCAACTTTTCCTTCATATACTGTATATCACTTTCAGACAATATACTCAAACATTCTAATGCTTTCTTGTTACTATACTTATAATATTCTTTAATAACTGCTAAATCATCCAACTTCTTAGCTTTAATCCAACCTCTAAAAGGTCTTTTCTTTTTATCAACTGTTTGATGAAGGAAGTCATAATGAGCTTTCTTCTCAAGCATTGGATATTCATTCAGCATATTAGCATAGTGTATCAAGTCTGGTTGATAGGATAAGGAACGATTTATGAAAAACTGTTTGTAATCTTTTCGCTCTCTAATACAATCACCATCATAATTCTTTTTGTTCATCAAATCATTCGCATACTGAAATGGGTTCATTAATTATCCTCTGGAGGTGGTGAATCTAAATTCCAATTTCCTTTAAAAGGAGAATGTGGGCCATCAACTCTATTCGCTGTCAATGTTTTATCATTAGGATTCCAATTCATATCTTTCAACTTATTAAGTGGATTTACTTTCTTTCTTTTTGGCCTTCGTCTACTTTCCATATCATCAAAAGGTCTGTTTTCAGGACCGAAAGGTTCATCACCACGATTCATATAATCTTCTAAATTCTGACGGCCCTTTTCAATTTCATCTTTCCACTTATTCATCCACTCCCTATTACCCTCATTATCTTTGGGGTCATCACGATTAAGTAAATGGTCTAAGCGTATTTCTTTTATTCTTGCCTTTTCTTCCGGAGGTAATTTTTTCCATTGTCTGTGTAACACATTATTCAAGTTATGAAAGATGTGTTGATACAGCTGTTCATTTTCCAGAGCAGCCGCAAAGGCCAAAACAAGAGTAAAGGTTTTATTTAAATCTTCCAAATCACCAAGATAATTACTTTCATCATCATTGTCTTGCAGTTCACGACTAACCAACTCAATATGGCCATTACTACGAACAATCAAAGCACTATCCTCAGGTCCCAATTCAAATTCAAGACCTTTCTTCTTTTTTGGTTTTTCTTCTTCAGACATTGTTATACCTCCACCATTATTTATACATCTAGTGCATTAGCTGTTTCAGTTTCGTGCTTACGTTTGTTAAATACCTGTTGTAGTATTTGATAATTATCGCCATTCTTTGGTTTAGAAAACACAGTTTCTAATAACCTTAAATTCTTATACACTTTTGGTGAAAAAGCTTCTTTATATACTTCTGGCATATCTGCTTTTAATAAGCGATTAGTCATTTTATTATATATCATCTGTAAGAACAGATTATGAAAACCAACCATCATATTAAACTTAACAAAAGAAAGTTTTTCTTCACCATTTTTATTTTTTCTGAATGTATTAAAAAATGAATATCCATCTTCAAGATCCTCACATATTGGACACCAGCATGGCAATTTAAAATCTTTACCAAGCTTAGCATAGTCAATCGTATTTGGCCAATTCATAGATTCCATACCAGTTCCAATAATATATTGTTCTCTAATAAAATATCCACCAAAAACACAAGTACGATTCCAGTATGTTGAATCATATGTAAGCTGTATATCAATATCTTGTCTATTCAACATCCTCTGGATAAACTGAATATACACCATAGCCTCATTAGAACTAACACCAAAGATATGAAGATACTTACATTTCTCTCTATCAAACTCACCATTATTTAGCAAAGTTAATATTGCCATTCCAATCAATGCCAAGTTTCCTTTAGAACCACCAAAGCCCCAACCCTCAAACTTGTATGGTGAAATATGCTTGTACCAGTTCTCCATATCATCTTTATTCTCTCCTTGCAGAACATTCAATACAGATGCATCTGACTTAGAACGATTCTCATGGTAGTACTTTGCCGATTTAACTGATGATGTTAGACTGAAATTATAATCATATAGCTTAGAAAATGCAGGTCTATCCAATATTGGAAAGATATTTCCATTAGCCTCACTCCATTTCAATGCTACTTCATCTGTAAATTTCTCAGGATTAACTGTACCCATTGCTAATTGGTATCCACCAGAATCCACAAAGATTTTACATTCATCACCAATATCCAGTTTCTCTCTAAAGTTCTTCTTATTGTATTGTGTGCCAGCAGAGATTAACAGATAAGGATTATGAAAATACGCATCATATTTCTTATTGTATATTCTTAAAGATTTTTGTTTTTTAAAATCTGGTTGATACTTTGTTGCTATTTCTTTATCATTCATAGAATAGAACATAGACATCAAACCATCACTATATGCTGGAATATATATTGCGTTTCTCATAGTTTTCCTTTATCTCTCAAAGCTGCACACCAATCAATATCTTCTTTACCTCTATATCTGCTTTCTAAAATTAATGTTGTTAATTCTGGAAGCCATGGTGCGTCCCAAGGATTATGTTTATAATAATTTTCTGGTATTGTTATTTCGTTGTTATAGAGTGAAACCCATTTACGAAAACAAGGTTTACACCAACCACACACTTGTTCTTTACCTTCATAACAACTATATGACTCTAATAAAATTTCTGGTTCACCACCAGCAGCTAAATAATCTTTAACCAATTGTGTCTTGGTTGTATGTTTATAAGGTGACATTACTTTATACTTTTTTTCTTCAGTCCAATGCTGTTCCTTCCACATATGATTCAAAAGAGATTCCATCTTTTTATAAAAAATCTCATCTTTATCATAACTTCTATCTCCTTGTACACTTCCAAGAATAAGAGTTTCACCATATAAAGAAGCAAACAACAATAAGAAAGCATTACGATTAGGTACAATAGCGTCATCTCTTTCAAACAAACTTAGATTTAATACATCAGGCAATACAATTAACTTCTTGCTGTCAATGTATCCTTTCATAGTCATATCATCCAACTTCTTTGTTTCAATATACTCATACTTACTGCCTGTTGGTAAATACAAAAGAACATCTGGTTTAAGTAAATGGTCAAAGATCATACTATCCATTCCACCAGAAAACAATAAAACCGTCTTGCCTGATGGTTTTTCTTTACCTTTTGTTATCATGTTTACCATTACTTCATCCCCTTCATATTACTCAGTAGTGAGAAGAACTCTGCTTTAATTGGTGGCTCATAACGAAAACAACCACGAACTACTGAAGTTAACATATCACTTTCGTGTTCTTTAACACCACGAGCTGTCATACAAAAATGTTGTGCCTTAATAACAACAGCCACACCCTTTGCTTTTGTTTCTTCCTCAATCATATCTGCGATCTGCTCAGTCATCTCCTCTTGTATCTGTGGTCTTGATGAAATCCAATCCACTATACGATTAAACTTAGAAAGACCTATCACCTTCTCTCCCGGGAAAATACCAACATATGCTTTTCCCGTTATTGGTTGGAAGTGATGAGCGCAAGTTGAATTAATACTCATGGGACCTGACATATAAATCTGGTCATATTGTTTTGCATTTGGAAATGCTGTTACTGGAGGTGGTGGGTAATATCTTCCACGAAATATTTCATGCACAAACATTTTAGCTACTCTACGGGCTGTTTCATATGAGTTATGGTCATCCTTTGTATTAATAACCAATGCTTTTAATACATCCTGAAATGCTTCTGCAACTTCATCTTCAATTTTTTTAACATCTCCTGGGTCAAGATATGTATAGATAGTATCATTTGCAAAATGTTTATGTTTTATTGTCGTCATTCTTTTTCTTAATTCATCACTAAATTTATCCATCAAGCCCCCCATTCATTATTATAAGTTGAAACACTCTTTGGTGTTTCGTGCCACGTCACTTTTGATACACTTATACCAATCTCACTCATTTTCTTTTGAACAATATCAAACATCCACTTTGATAAATTCTCACTTGTCGGTGGAAAATCCACAACAAGAAACCCGTCATAATATTCTTCAAGTATTTTGCTAGACCAAGCTAACAATCTATCTTTAGTATATTTAGGTAAAAACCTTGCTCCCATTCCACCATAGTCATCAACCAATCTATATTCTTCAGAATTAAACATGGTATCCCACAATGGATCATTTCTATCTATAAGAAACTTATGGTCTATTGTATCATCAATTCGTTTCTTTAACCAGTTTAAATGTTTAAAGTCTGTTACCATACCAGACTTATTTAATGTATTACTAAACAAAGAAACATCAACTGTAGCTTCGTGTCCATGAAGATGCCGACACTTACATTGACTATCTAAACTAAACTCTTTATTTAGTTCTTGTGTCCAGACTCTATGGCCATAACAAAAGTTAAACGACTTACTTATCTCCCACATCACATACCTCCTTTTACTCTCTCCCACGGGAACACAATCCATCTGTATAACTGCTCATGTAAGTAGTCCACATTATCATCATTCTTATTACCATATAATGCAATACAATTGTAATTTGGATTCTTATCAAACTCAGGCAATTCTAAAACTGATCTAAATGTTTTACCCGTATCATAGATATCATCTACCACAATAAGATGGGGAAAGAATCTAGCAACGGGTCTAAGCTTTTCATCATGTATTTGATTCAATATCCATTCTGCTTTCGTATCTCCTCCATCTCTTGATTGAAACTTAACAATACTCATAGGACATGCTAATACATTACTTAGATGTACTCCTAACGGTAAAGAACCACGAAAGATTGATACCACATGAGGATTTGGTATCTTTTTATACTTATCATATATCGTAGCTATATCATTATAATATTCATCATAAAAATAATTATACTTATCAGTCATGTCATTGTTGTCTTATGTAAGAGATTAATCATATGCCCCATGACTGCTACTTGTGTTGATAAGAGAGCTATTTTTTCATCGGGTGTCTTAGCTGTTTTTATTTCTGTTAACAATTTTTCAACTTGGTCAGTCATCCTGTGAAAGTCATTTCTTTCTTCTAACCACGTTCCTACTGTTTGTTTCTTATTAAAAAATGTTGTCTTACCGAAGACTTTTGCTTCTTCCATATATAAACAGAATGCTTCCATAACTCTGCGATTCATAGCACTCCGACTCATGTTAAGTTTCTTAGCTGTCTTATCCATGAACTTTAACAATTCTGGAGGAGCCAACATATGTCCTAAACTTGACTCATCTTCTAAAAATATACTCTTACCTTTTCTCATGTCCCCCACTCATTTCCAAAGAGATTAATCTGTAGTCTAGGACTATACTTATATCCATACTTCAATGCCAACAGGGCTATATCTGTATCTGATTTAGAGAACACTCCTGTTTCAGGCATTATATAAATTGCATCTATATTAATTCTTGCATGATCGTATTCTCTAACAGCTTTATGGACTTCTTCCATATCTTCTTCATCTCTAACAACAAATTTGAGATACAAATAAGAATAAGGCCATGCATTATATGATGCTAATGCTTCTGGTCTAATTGCTTCACTCCATTTCTCACCACTATTAGAAAGCTTTGGTGATACAGACCAAGTGATACCAGAATTTTTATTCACACCAAACTTTCTTATAAACTCGACAGAATTATCTGGTGCAAAAATCTGTGTGCCATTAGTTTCAAAAGTTACAAATCGCGTGTACACCTCAGGATGATAAATCAATTCTCTTAGTGCAGGCTGGAATCCTTTGAGTAAAGGTTCTCCGCCTGTAATGACTAAATGAACTCCATCATTCTGAAGTGTACACGGCGATAAATCTCCACCAACACCAGCAGGTCCCTTCCACCCATACCATTTAACCATATCCATCTTCTTAACAATTGTTTCAATGTCCTCGTGTTTAGCCAGGTGAGCCCACTTGTTGCTCCAACTGAATGAACTATCACAACCAATATGAGGGACTGGTAAATCGACAAGAGCTTTTACATCTGGATGATTTTGGTTGTGTGGCATCCTATCGTGGTCTAACCATTTGGACTTATCTCTATCTTGTCCAAAGCCAGCACACTCAAAGTTACAACCAAACAAACGGAGAAAGAGAGAAGGCACACCAACGTACCTTCCCTCTCCTTGGAGGGAGTAAAACATTTCTGAGTATCTCAATTTATTCATACTATAATTATACCAAATTAAAGTTAATAATGTAAGGAACTATATTATACTGCTTGTTGGTCTATCCTAGATAACATCTTTATGTCCATTTATAGTTTTTAGTAAGATCATTAGTAAATACAAACCATCTTTGCATTTCATTATACTCCTTTACTGTCTGTCCTCGCAACTTTTTCTTAGGATTAAGAGTATCACCCATTATAATGTTTCCTCCACCAAGACGTTTTTTACATAAATCCACATTATCTCTCATTATATCTACACCATAAATAGTAGATAATGCTATATCCACATCAATACCATTTTCTATTTTTTTAATTAAAACTTCACCTAAAAATTGTCCATCACCACAAGCTGGGTCAATAAAAGTCTTTGTAGGATCAGTAAATAATTCTTTTGGTATTGTTTCTAACATTTCTTGAACTAATTCTGTTGGAGTAAAATATTCAGCAGTCATTTTCTGTCTTTTTTTATCTCTCTCTATTTGACTCATATAACTATGATTGCGTATACGGCTCTTAATATCCATCAACATATAATCTCTCCGATTTAGTCAATTTAAAAAAGTCAAACATTTCTTTATCCGTCAACTTTTTATCAAAAGGTATTACAGGCAAAGAAGAAAAAATCTTTTCATTTCCAAATCCAGACCATTTCGCAGTTTTAAAAATATACTTAAATAATTTAAGATTGAGATTATGGTTTAAGTTTTTACCTTCAGCCTCAGTATCAACTAGAATATAATAACCCATATCTGTTGTACCATAAATTCCTGCATCATAGAATGGTTTTGTATAACCTGATCTAGTCCACATTACTTTTTTCTTATTAGAAAAATCTTGTTTCTTAGAAGAATACCAAATTTGTTTATTAGTATGAAATATTGGATAAATGTGTTTAACTGTTTTAGTCTTACTCAAAATAGAATTTTTATCTTTTAATAAAATATTATGACAAGTCACATAATCCTTTTTAACTGGCAACTTATCTTTTGTTTTAAATATTACTTTTTTATGTATAGAATAAGACTCTTTGCAAAAATCACACGGTATATAAAAAACATCATCAGTTAAAACTATATTGTGTTTCCCAGCTTCATTATAAATTGTTGTTTTGCAATTATCATTTAACTTATTCCATAAGTTATAATATGCAAATGATGATCCTATGTTGGGAAAATGTTTACTAATATCTAAATGTATTTCAGTAAGACATTTTTGTTTAAATAATTGTAAAACTTTACTACTCGGACTCATAAAACTACTTGGTGAAACCTGACATAGTAGGCCACCATCTTTGAGTAAAGAAGAAAAACACAACTTAGTAAAATCAATCCATATTTTATGCTGTGTTTTTCCTCTATTATTTGTGTCCTCAAAAGGAGGATTTGTAACAACTACATCAAACTTCATATAAACAAACCAGCCCTGTCGTAATTAACATATGTGTTTATAGAAGTGGAAATCTCTCTGGATTTTTTAGGTCTACGTTCTCCCCACTTCAAATCTACTCCTTCTTTCGTGTGAAATCGTTTTCCCTCATAAACATCAGCTTTATTCTCTCCCTTATACCAACAACCATTGGAGTTAAGAGTAAATGGAATATCAATTTCTAAAACATCACCAAACTCAAATCTGATATTTTTGGCGTGCTTCTTAGAGTTTATCTCACAAGTAGAAAGTTTTTTCATCATTCCCTTAAATCTTTTATTGGACAGACTATTGAGATAATATTTTCCATCAAAGGCAAGAAGTTCTTCTACACCATCAATGCCTGCCATTTTCATAATACGTTTACGAACAAGTTTTTTAGTAATATGATTTTTTAAGAAGTCAAGAATTATATGAATTCCTTTACGACCGATCTTATCACAAGATTTTTTCCACTCATTTTCTTTATAAAACCTATGTTTAGACGAATTAGTAAATTCATCTTTCATATCTTTCTGAAGCTTATCTAATTTATGAAGAATATTTACAACACCGATGCCATAATTTTTCTCAACTATTAAATCTCTCTCTTTGCCTTTACCATTAAACCTAAAACCATCAAGAGGGTTTGTAAACATTCCAACTCCATCAGCCTCAAAAAGCATATTCATAACAAATGAATTAAAAGTTCCACTACAAACCTGTGGCCTTTTCACTCCAGCTTTGTAATTTTTCAAAGAAAAAGAAATAGTTTCTTTACCATCCACAACAATAACAAAATCTCCCTTCATATTTTTATCACGATATTCTTTCTCAACATCAAGAACATTAAAAGTAGATTTTGGATATTTATTTATCAAATCATCTACAAATCTTGGTGCGTGTATTTCACAATTTTTATAATATTTAATTTTAGATAATTTATCAATACCTTTAAGTTTTGGCTGTTCATTCAAATGGTTTATTAAATCTCGTTTCCTAGACTTTGAAATTTTCCCAGAAGCAACATTTCTTTTCTCAAGTTCTTCAGCAATAAGATAAACCATTGCTTTTTCACAAGCATCTGCTTCTAAATGGTCAGTTGTATTTGTCATAATGTAAAACTCCTCAATAGTTAAATAATCCTCATTTAATATACTACTATTATATCAAATACAACCAAGTATAACAAGGAACAATGTGGGATGTAAGTCCTTGTTTTTGTTACACAAACTCACATTTTAAAGTTTATAATGCAAAGAAAAATTAACTAATAGCCAATACAGGATCTACTTCATCCTGCACAATCTCCTCCTCATCAACATATTCATGACCACTTTGCAAATTACAATTAGCACAAGGACAAGTATCATCATGTTTAAATTCGGTTTCTATTAACATTTCTTTAGTACAAGCATCAAATTCTTTATGTATTCTAACAGCTTCACGGTACATTCGTGTATCGGGTAACCACAAATTATAAACATTCATATCAGCATTCGCAAGAAACATTGGTACTTGTAGAACATCTCCATTATATTTCCTGTAAAATTCATCTTGCTCAGGACCCACATTAACATTCTTAGCTCTACCAAACAATTGTTGTGTCGATTGAGTAACAGGATCACCCGAATCATTTTGCCTATCAACAAATCTAGCAAGAAAAATATCTTTAAGAAGTGGAAAAGTCATTCCTCTACCAGCCATATTTATAACAATAAAATATCGAACTGGATTGTGTCTATCATTCACTTTCTCATAAACATCTTCTTGAGTTAAATCTTTTTCTATTATTTTACCAAATTTATTAAAAGAATATCTCTCATCAGATGTTAATACAACACCAATTTCATCTGTATCTACACAATCTATTAATGTATTATTTTTTGCAATATAATCTTCAATAAATTCTTGTGGAGTTGGTGCATAATAAGTTTCTGGATTTTTATTCGCAAATTCCACACCACATTGAATCAAAATGACTCGCTTAACTTGACACTTTTTTTCTATAATCTGATTCTTTTGTACACACAATTCCCAAGCTTCTGCCATTGTCAACGTATCAGGATCAAGAACATTAGTTTGTTTTGTAAAATAATGAACTTCACCAATCCAACCAACCATATGTGCATACTGTTTTTGTTCACCAGCCACCATTGGATTAATAAGTGCATAATTTAAATTACCAACAGTATCAATTTCTCCTGATACTTCAGCATTTGCTGTTGCTGTCATACCAAAAATATATGGTGTTCTCGGTGCAATTATTGATAATACTTTATACATTGATGCATTATAAGTTTTATCAGAATAATTAAAACCAAGAGTGTTCTTAGCATTTGCAACACCACTAAGACTCCATGTATCCATTTCATCACCAATCAAAGAAATAGTTCCAATAGGTGATGAATCACTAAGTTCTCTTAAAAAATTAATAAACTTTGAACTAGTAAAAGCTTTTGCATTAGTTAAATATGCAATAGTAGGTATTCCTCTTTTCAGATTTTGCATTATCTGTACTGCATCATCAGAATATCTCCACAATGTACCAAATTGTGAATTATGAAGATCACACATATCTTGTATCTTATCTTCCCACTCTGTTTTAATCCCAACAAGTGGTGTTGTCATAATAATCAATTTAATACCACATCTCTCAATCAAATAACGCAATATAAAATTCACCAACGCCCAATTCTTACCAGTTCTCATTGGTTTAGCAAATATTTTAACTTCATTTAATCGTTTATGAAAATTGGAATTTGTAATCGTATCAATCCATGTTTGATTATAATCATCACAATTTTCAATCATAATATCTAAATTTTCTAACTTCACATCACTTAATTTTTTTGCAATCATTTACACCTCCTATATTAATTAAACTCACATTCCATCATTATTTCTGTTAAACAAGCAACCATATTCACCTCTTGGTCTGCAACGAACGCAGCTTTATAAGAATAATCTGCAATCGTTAATACTGCTTGTGGGATACTTTTCTTCTCAAACTTACTATATAGACTGTCATAGATTTGACGATACAATCTTACATGATCGTTATCTATATTCTCAGCCACCCACTTCCTCATAGTTGTGAAATCTTTTTTCTTTAATGCAATAAATAACTCTTTAAGATTTTCCTCAGATGCCTGTGTGAGAATATCTTCATCTATTGTTCCACCAACTGCGTGCTTCTGTAATTCATTTAACACTCTCCTGAAGTCTGGAAAGTATTTCATAATCAACTGAGCAACTACATCTGGTTTATACTTGACTGCTTCTTTATCTAAGATACCAGAAGCTATCTTTAAAAACTTTTGTGCAAGTAATGGTTTGTCATCTTTCTTAATCTTGAAATCGACTACACTACATCTGGAATGTAATGCTGGTATGATTCGATTCTTAAAGTTACAAGTGAAGATGAAACGACAATTAGCAGAGAACTGTTCTATTGAACCACGCATTGCTGGTTGGACTGATTCTGGATTCATATAATCTGCTTCATCAATAATAAGTACCTTCTTCCCACCTGATAGACTTACAGTAGACGCAAAGTTAGTAATGGTAGTTCTCAAGGTATCAATCATCCGACCCTCGTCACTACCATTTATCATCAGCCAGTCACACTCTAGCTGGTTACACAAAGCTTTGGCTATTGTAGTCTTTCCTATCCCGGGACTCCCGGTGAGAAGAAGGTTCGGTATCTCACCCTTCTCGACTATATCTGTAAAAACTTTTTGTGTATTGTCTGGTAAGACACATTGTTCAACTAATTTTGGTCTGTATTTTTCGACCCATAATATATCATTCATTTTGTTGTCCCACCTTACATAAATATAAAATCCATACACCAACTAATACAATTCCAAGTACTCTCAATATTGTAATCATTTCACCTTCCATAATATATCTCCTTTTAAACAGGTAAGGGTGGTGCTGTTGATAATGATTTAATTTTTACATCTGGATAATACTGAATTGTTCCCGTACAACTAATTGATTGATCTATAACATTATCCTTTTCCCATTGAGTATATCCTTTTGGAAGATTGGGTTGATAATTTTCAACTAGTAATTTTGTTTTCTTATCAAACAACTGAATACCAAGATGAGCATATTTATTTTCAGTAGGCATAATTCTTTTTAATTTTTTTAACTTTCCATTCTCATCACTAGTAATATAGTTTGTAATATTACATAATTTCCAAACTTCATAACATTCTTTTAAAGCTCCTTTAACTTTTCCATCTTCACTTATAAAAGTAGGATTGACAACATTATCCAAAAACCTATTATGATTATCCATCACAAATCCACCAACTGTCTGTGGTGAAATACAATGATCGTGCATTCCTCCATTTTTATAAGCATCTGAACTTACTAAACCAGACTGAATACCACTTGATTTAAAAGAACAAATTGCACCATACCATATTCGTTCAATTGCTCTAATACAATCAGGATATGAATTGAACATCCTATTTTTTATCCACAATGAAACATTTGATCTCATACTATTCCATACAGTCCAAAAATAACATACTTCGCGTGAATCTTTACACAATATTTCAGCAGCTTTATATAACTGTTCAAATGATTCACATTGAATCCATTTAGTTTTGTCAAACATATAATCTCCTATATAAAGTTAGGTCCTACAGTCCAACAAACAATCGAATAACGTGTGCCTTTTGTGCAAGGGGTGACTCTGTGAAAATCTCTGCTATCAAAAACGATAACTGAACCTTGATCTCTTATGTCTTGTTGAATTTGTTCTGCTGGAACTACATTACCATCTCCTAAATCTAAATCTTCCATTGGTCTGTCGCCACTATAAAACTCTAACACACCACCTTCATAATCTTTAGGATCCGTTAAACAAAATGTCATAGATAACTTGCGTGATTCACCATGTGGATTTTGACCAGAAGCATCTTGATGCCAATCATAATGTCCACCATTTCTGTACCGTGCGAATTGTACTGGTTGAAAATACTCAAGTTTATAATTAAAATTAATCTTATTAGCTTCTCTTAAAAAATGCCAAGCAATCTTATTAACCATATTATCTTTATCAGTTATAAAACCAATATCAGTTTTACGAATATCAGGATCAAGACGAGCTCGATCACCAGACATTACTGGGTCAGAATCAGTATAACCTTTATTAATTACAGAAGCATCTTGATACTTTGTATTCTTAATACAATATTTAAGTAACCTTCTACATTCTTTCTTTGGTATTGCTCTTGGAAAAACATAAAACATATTACTCTCCGTATTTTGAATCAGGCTCTAATGCAATCCAATATTCCAGATTATCTTTCTTGTTTTTGAAATAAGATATACCCTGACTTGAAATACTAACCGCATAATCACCAGTAACCATTTTAAGATTTTCTGTTTTGAAATACATCTTGTATGGTTCAGTTACACCTTCACCAACTTTAACAGAATAATCATTTGACGTATCATTCTTTTTATTAGTTACAGCTAGATAAATACCATTAGATTTTGGACAGCCCTTAACCAAGATATCATTCAATTGAAGTATGCTCGACATCTTTAGCAAATCATTGTATTGGTTCTCGGTTAAAGTAAATTTAACTTCCTCAGAGGGCATCTTAATATCTTTCTCTGGTGATACCACTACTGATGGCTCTGCGTAAAAATACTTCGTACAAGCTCCGTTCTCTTGTGATAACATTACATATTTATCATTGAATGTTAAATCAGGATTACTCATTGTACTCAATACACCAATAAACTCATTCAACTGATAGATAGCAAAGTCTTGTGGAAAATCCTCTTCCACTTCTGCGTGAGCAAGAATATTCTTCAATGTAGAAACAGTCTTGAGTTTCTTTCCTGTCTTAATTAAAACTGACTGATTAATTTCAGAAAAATTCTTTAGAATATCTAACGTCTTATTACTTATCTTCATTAGTTGCTCCTTCATCAACTGGTTTCTCAAATGTAACTGCGCCAGAAGCAGGCGACATAGTAGCCGACTTTTTATACTCTGCCGTTTCCTCTGGTTTCATAAATGGTGCATCTTGTTTGACTG